TTATTATACAAGGACATAGTAGCAAACAAACTAGATACTACTGGCGAGTGGGCAAAGAAAATTAAGGCAGTGAAAGATGCCAACGCAAAGGAGTAAAACATGGCACTAAGTAAAATAGATGTAGCAAATATGTTAACAGGTGCAACTCCTGTGGCTAATGGAGGAACAGCTTTAACAAGTGGGTTTAAAAATGGAATTAGCGAAGCTGACCAATGGAGAGTTACTTCTGATTTTACTCCGGCAGGATTTGTAACAGCTAACTGGGAAAGAAATGATACTACCTATGATAAAATTGGTACGGGTATGACGGAATCGTCAGGCGTTTTCACTTTTGCGTCTACAGGAATATATAGTGTTGATTGGGATATAGTTAATGTTATCAATGAGAATTCAAGAGAATTAAAAACAAGAATATTTATAACAACTAATAATTCATCTTATTCGGGTATTTGTGAAAATGGAAGTTTTGTCTCTCGTACAGACTCAAACAACACTTACGGAATGGGTCACGCAAACGCAATTGTTGATATTACAAATGTAACCACACATAAAGTGAAAATGTATTTTGATAATGAAGGAAGTGTTGGAACTTGCAAAGGCAGTAGTTCATTAAATTTATGTTGGGCAACATTTACAAGATTAGGAGACACATAAAATGACAGATAGTAATGGAAGGCCAAATCACATTGAGGATGCTTTAGTAACATTAGGTAAAGGTAATTGGTTTGGGTGGACAGATAGTAAAAATAAAATTTATGCTAATTTAATAATACACCCTAAAATATGGAACCAAAGTTATACAGGTAATGTGCATGAAACAGGCATGATTGATACTATTTATACAAAACCAACGGAATCAACATTAACAGCAAAGTTGAAAGAATTACAGGACGCATGGGATGCGGCATACGGAGGATAGATGGCATACATAGGAAAATCAATAGAGAGTGGCACATTCAGTGTACTCGATACGAGTGGCAATACCTATAATGGGTCTAACGTTACATTTAGTTTAGGCACACAAGTTGGTTCACCGGCACAGCTTTTAGTATCACATGATGGTGTTATTCAAAAACCCGGAACAGATTATAGTTTAGCTACAGGTGGTACACAAATTACTTTTAGTACAGCACCTGCAAGTGGTGCTTCTATATTTATTGTAGAAATATCTGGTGCAGTTGGTGGCCCATTAGATTCAGACTTAAATGGTACAGAATTAATTTTAGATGCTGATGGTGACACAAGCATTACAGCAGACACTGATGATCAGATAGATGTAAAAATAGCAGGCGCTGACGACTTTACAATCACAGCAAACAAATTTGATGCTTTAGCAGGAAGTAACATTCATGTATCTGGTGATGCAGATGCCGATGATATAACAGGCGATTCTGCTCAAGGAAGAGTAACTATTGGTGCAGGACAAGATTTAAATTTATATCATGGTGGAACAAATTCTTACATAGTAAATGATACTGGAAACCTTGTTGTAAATGCAGGTGCTTCAGATGCTGACATAGCTTTTAGTGGTAATGATGGTGGTTCTGCTATAACAGCTTTGACATTAGATATGTCTGCGGGCGGAGATTTAACTTTAGGAGCAAATGCTAATATAGTATTTCCTGCAACAAATGTAGTAAGCACAAATGCAAATACTTTAGATGATTATGAAGAAGGCACTTTTACACCAACTGTAACAGCAAATAGTGTTGCTTATGATAATAGAACAGGAAGATATACAAAAGTTGGAAACAAAGTTTTTGTAGAATGTTTAGTTCAATGGAACTCTGCAAGTTTTGCTAGTGCTACTGGAAAATTAACGGTAACAGGTTTACCATTTACACCTATAGTTATTCATTATCATGGGACATATGGTACCGCATACATATCTAGTGTTAATACAAATAATACAGACGGGGTTGCTGTTTTAAATGTAATAGCATCCGCAAACGACCAGTCGGCTGTTGAACTCATAGTTTACAATAATGACGCAGGTGGAAGTTATGTAAAAAATGATAATAATGGAGATGGTGTATTTTCATTTTGTATAACATATCGAACAACAGCATAAAAAATTAAGGAGAATAAAAAATGGCAATAACAAAAACAACAGTAGTTGAAAACATAAACGCAGTAGGAGAATACAAAGCAGTTCATGTTGCTGTAGACACTGTAATTAAAGAAGATAATGTTGAATTATCAAGGTCTAGACACAGACATGTTTTAAACTGTGGCACTATAGATGATTCAAATAATTTTGTTGCAACTAATATTTCTAGTGAAGATTCTGCTGTTCAAGCAGTGTGTAACGCAGTTTGGACTTAAGCAGTTAAAGACGCATGGAAAGCTAAATTAATTGCAGACAAAGAATAAAACATAATGTTACTAGGACATGGAGCAATAGGACAATTCGGAGTAGCAGAAGCGCTATCCGGACTTGTTGTTAATGCAGGAACCGTGGATGTTTCCATGGGCCAAGCGGCAACGTTTAGTATTGGCACAGAGACTGTAGCAGCGAGTGCTGTATTTGCAGTCAGTGCGCCTACACCTCCTAGCTTTACTATAGGCACAGAAACTGTAACAGCCAGTGCTAATGTAACTACGACAACTGCTGGGCAAATGACTTTTAGTATTGGAGATGAAACAGCTTTTGGTGAATCATTTCAAAATTTAATTAATCTTACTGTAGGTTCTCCAGATCTACAAATTTGGAGTCAAGCAGATGATAGTCAATCAGTGACATGGGTAAACGTAGAACCAGGATCAACAGATTAATATGGCAGATGACGCAACAATAAGTTTAAACGCAACTGTGTTACCAGATGAAATATCTAAAACTATTGCTGGTAGTGTAACTATTACACCAGCAGATGCAAACGATAAATGGTATTACAAATTAACAAGCGTATCAAACGCAAGTACAGATTTAATTGCAGGTTATTTCACAGATTATACTGCAGTGGACGATGACACAGCTCCGACAGCTGTAGCTACAGGAGATAAAGTAAATTTTATTTTTATAAAAAACACTGATTCTTCTAACGATGTATATATTGTTTTGGATGCAGGCACCGCTTCTACTTCTGCAACTGACGCGATTAAAATAGCAGCAGGACACTCTTGGTTTGGAAACTTGCCAAATACAACAGTAGCTGATATACATGCAATTTCATCATCTTCTACTGTAACATGTATTGTAGCAGCACTACTAGATGACGTAGGTTAAGGAGGATAAATGGCATCATCATATTCAAGTTCATTAAATTTAGAATTACAAGCAACTGGTGAAAACTCAGGATCTTGGGGTACCAAAACAAATAACAATTTACAAAAATTAGAATCAGCTACTAAAGGATATGTATCTGTGGCTATTGCTAGCACATCAGATTCATTAACTGCAACAGACGGTTCTACAACAGATGAACAAAGTAATGCCATAATTAAATTAACAGGAACTTTATCTAACAATACAACTATACAGTGTGAAGCTGTAGAGACTTGGTACATTGTTGATAACGCGACAAGCATGAGCACTTACACCTTAGGATTTAAACCAGCAGGTGGAACAGCAACTAATCTTGTAGCAGGATCCAAACACATCTTGTATTCTGATGGTTCTACAATGTTCGATGTCTTGAACGATGCAGGTAATATCACGGCCAACGGAACACTAACAGTGAGTGGTAACACATCACTTGATGGTGGTAGTTTTACATTTAACGAATCATCAGCTGATGTTGATTTTAGGATAGAAGGTAACGGCGATGCAAACTTATTTTTTAGTGATGCAGGTAATGATCGTATTGGTATAAAAACTAACTCACCTTCTACAGAGTTACATGTTGTAGGTGGTGTAAAAGCTACTGGCGCAATTGACTTTGATGGTGGCGGATTTACTTTTAATGACTCACATGCTGCAGTTGATTTTAGAATAGAAACAGATACTTTAACACATGCTTTTTTTGCTGATGGTTCAGCAGATAAAATTGGTTTTGGAACAGACTCTCCAACAAGTGCGCTTGTAACTGTAAGTCAAGCAAGCACTTCAGCAGCAATAGCTTGTTTAACTTTAGATCAAGATGATACAGATCAAGAGTTTATAAGATTTGATGGTACAAGTGCATCGGATCAAACAAAAAGTTTAACAACTGATACAAGTGTGGGAAGTTTAACCGGACATATTCGTGTTAATATTAATGGCACTGATTTCTGGATACCATACTACGCAACTAATTAGGAGCTCAAATGCCGTTAACAAAACTGCAAATAGCGCCAGGTATAGATAAACAAAATACCGAATACGGTGCAGAAGGTAGATGGGTAGATGGTGATAATGTTCGCTTTCGTTATGGTCAACCTGAAAAAATAGGTGGTTGGGAAAAAGTAACGAGTGATGCTTTACTTGGTGCAACACGTGCCATTCTTACATATTCAGATTTAAAAGGTGTTAACTACGCTATATATGGTACTAACAAAAAACTTTACGCATATTCAGAAAACAGTTATGCTGATATCACACCAACACGTGCTACAGGCACAGGTAATATAACTCAATTTGGAACAACATCAGGATCAACAACAGTCACTGTTACAGATGCAGATCACGGAGCTTTAATTGGTGATTTTGTTACTATTGCTAGTGTAAGTGGAGCTGTTGGTGGTATATCTGCTGCTAACTTGCAAGGTGAATTTGAAATTCAAACAGTTCCTAGTTCTAGCACATATACAATTGTAGCAAAAGCTTCTGCAAGTTCTACTGCAACTGGAGCTACCGCTAATGCCACATATCAAATAAACACAGGATTACCTACATCTATCTATGGATACGGTTGGGGTGCTGGTACGTGGAACGCATCTACGTGGGACACAACTAGATCTGGTCTTACAGGAGCAGATGGTGTTTTACTTCAATCAGCAAAATGGGCACTTGATAACTGGGGCGAAGATGTTTTAGCATCTAGGTTTGATGGTAGTCTTTATTATTGGGATACATCAGGTGGTTTATCAAGTAATTTAGCTGCTAGAACTGAAGTATCTGGTGCACCAACTAAATCAAGATTTATGTTAGTTTCTGGTGATGATAGACACGTTATTTGCTTTGGTACAGAAACCACAATAGGCACGACAACAACACAGGATAATATGTTTATTCGTTGGTCTGATCAAGAGTCAACAACAAATTGGACACCTACAGCTACAAACACGGCAGGTTCACAAAGATTAACAGATGGCAATCAAATAAATACAGCTGTAAGATCTAGGGGTGCCATATTAATTTACACAGATACAGCGTTGTATCAAATGCAATTTATAGGACCTCCATTTACTTTTGGTTTTAAACAACTTGGTTCTAACTGTGGTGCTGTAGGAATACATAGTGCTATTGATGTAAGTGGTATAGCATTTTGGATGGGCAATGATTCTTTCTTTCAATTTGATGGTGCGGTTAAAAAAATACCATGCAGTGTACAAGATTATGTTTTTGATGATATAAATACAAATGCACTTGGTGATGTGTTTTGTGCATCAAATACAGATTTTAATGAAGTTATTTGGTTTTATCCATCTAAAAATTCTACACAAATAGATAGACATGTTACGTATAATTACGCAGAAAATTTATGGTATGTTGGAACATTAGCACGTAGCTCTTGGGCTGATCGTGGTGTGTATGCAAATCCTTACGCAGCAGAATTTAACTCAAGTGATACAACTGCAACAATATCAACAATTACTGGTGTTAAAGAAGGACGTACATTTGTATATTTACATGAACAAGGTGTTAATGATGATGGTTCTGCTATGAATTGTCATATTGAATCAGGTGATATTGATATTGCAGATGGTGACAATTTTATGTCCATATCTAGATTTATACCTGATTTTAAAAATCAAATTGGTAATGTAGACATAACGGTAAAATCACGTCCTTATCCAAGTACAACACAAACAACACATGGTCCTTTTGAAATAGCAACATCTACAACTAAAAAAGATACACGTATACGTGGTAGACAACTTGCATTGCGTGTGTCAAGTGATGCTGTTGACGACAAATGGCGTTATGGCACATTAAGATTTGATGCTAAACCAGATGGCACAAGAGGAGGATAATGACTAAAATAACAGTACCTTTATTACCACAAGCAACACCTGAATATGATCAATCACAAATGGCACAACTTGTACAAACTTTAGATCAATTAATTTTTGCACTAAATAATACTTACACATCAGAACCACTTAGAGATGATGATGAAGCAATAACATGGTTTTTAGGATAAATGGCTAATACATATACAAATTATAAAGCAATATTAACTACCAATGCGTTGACAACGTTATACACTGTGGCATCTGAAAAAACAGCTATAATAAAATCAATACGTGTTGCTAATATAGATGCGCAAAATGATTGTAAAATATCTATATTTTTAGTAGATAGTGATAGCGTAAGTTACAATTTACAGACAGATAGAACAGTAGAAAAATTAAGCACAGAAGAGCTATTAGCAGCAGGAAATTTAAATCAAAGTTCAGCTGATTCTTCAATAGCTTCTCCTTGTCCTTTAATTGCTAAGGAATCAGAGGTAATTAAGGTTCAAGCTGAAAATGGTGGTGATTTACATGTCATATTAAGTGTGTTAGAGATAAGTTAATTATTGCATTAAGGAGATAAAATGGCTATAAAAGACGATATTACCGTGATTGCAGGAAGTAAAATACCTGTATTAGATGTAGAAACAAACACTACTATCAAGCACGCGACAACAGGGAAAGTCTACGCCGATGAAAAAGAAGCAGATGATGATGTCAATAATCCTGAAACCAGCACAACAAAAGAAGATATAGTAAAAGATGTGGCAATTAAAGTTAACAAACTGCCAGACATATTCGGAGGTAGCTCGTAGTGGCACTATCAAGTAGAAGAAGAGACAGATCATATCCGACGCCTATGGCGCCAGGTTTTGATGATAGTAATAGAGAGAGTTACATAGCAAGGTCAAATCAAGGCATAGCATCATTACCTAAATCAAACGTTATAGTAGATTATGGAAAAGGTAAAGGTGGTAGAGATCCATCTATGATAGGTGGTTTTGGATTAGGGCCAATGCCTTCAGTTACTGAAGTACCTACAGACGATGATCGTATGGAGGACATACTTCAAGATTTATTTAGATCAGACGAAGGTTTACAAGCAATGCCAAACCCAATTGTAGAACCAGCTACATCATACTTAGACCCTACAGCAGACGATTATTTTTTAAGAGAACTTTATAATAAATTTGTTAATCCAGTAGATCCAGAAAATGAAGGTTTACCAATGGACGAGTTTCAAAACTATGAAGGTTTACCTCCTGGTGATGGTTTTGAATCATACGATCCAAATAATCCTAACATGTTTATGTTACCTGAAGGCATGGATCTTGATGATATGCCTATGGAAGAAATTATAAAACAAATGCAAGAACCAAAATTAGAAGCTAGTGCAGATACTTACTCACTACCAAATTTATTACAAATGCTTGATGACGCAAGAGATGCTGGTGATGATTCATATGATACAATATTAGAAGATATACAATTAAGATATCCAGGCGCTACAATGGATGTAGCAGAATTAACTGACGATCAAAAGAATTTTATGTTATCTCCTTTACAAAATCCAGATTTTCAATCACAAGAAAGTTTATTTAATAAAGTAAAACAAATGGAAGACAAAGGATTTTTTGGTTTTGGTGCGCAAGAACCTACAACAATGGAAGAAATGTTAGAATTTATGGATTCAGATCAATATAAGAGGGCATTTATTT